TACACAAACAACCACAGAATTAGCTAATCGGTTTGTCAAGGCAAATGCAGGTCCATCCAGCCCAGGACACATCGGCGCCTATGATTACATTTTGGCTCCATCGCTTACACACGAGCAGGACTGGGGGATCCCGACGTCAAACACTCAATTGACAGCTACAATTCACTTCCCCGCGCTTACATTAAGAGCTTCTAGTGACGATAGCGCTCTTGGCGATCCATCAGATGCTTATTTTGGTGTTGATACGCGAGAGCGCAATGGTTCAAATATATTTGATAGAGGTGTTGTGGATCTTGTTCGCGCCCACCCTGGAAACGTTGGCAAATCAGGTGCAGTCTCATTAAGCACAGATCCAGTAACTAAATATTCATACATTTTCACATTGGATGATTTGGTTGGCGCTTCAGGTTCGTTGGAAAATGCAGTATATACATCTGGCAGCTGCCAGGCTGGAACTTCTTGGACGGCAATTAGTGGTACTTATAGGCAAATTCTCGATGAGGGTTTCGACTCATATACCACTGTATTGGCTGGAGGGTTTGACGGGTTGGATGTCCTGGAGAAAGAGCCATTCGGGAATCATGTTCTTGATGAAAACCAGGGTGAATTAACAAACTCCGCTTATTATTCTGTTAAAAAGGCGATTAATGCAGCTGCAGATCCAGAGGTTGTGGAATATAATTTAATTACCATGCCTGGGATTAGATTACCTGCCTTGACAGATCACTTGATGAACACCGCTGCAGCACGAGCAGATGCACTAGCTATTATTGATTTAGAAAGCGATGGTGGTTATATTCCTGACACTGAATCTAATGCCGCAGCCTCCGCCCGCGGCGGAAGTGTCACCACCACAGTGACAAAATTACGAAATCGTGCAATAAATACAAGCTATGCATGCACCTTCTTCCCATGGGTTCAAATTAGGGATACCATTGAAGGTGGCTTAATATGGGTTCCCCCGTCAGTTGTGGCTTTAGGTGCAATGTCTTTCTCTGAGAACCGCTCAGAGCTTTGGTTTGCTCCTGCAGGGTTTACTAGAGGCGGCTTAAGTCGCGGCGCCGCAGGCATACCTGTCGTGGCTGTAAACCAGCATCTAACTAGCAAAGAAAGGGATAAGCTTTACGATGTGAATATTAACCCGATTGCTAGCTTTCCAGCTGAAGGGATTGTAATCTTTGGACAGAAGACGCTTCAAGTTACAGCTTCTGCTCTTGATAGAATTAATGTTCGTAGAATGTTAATTTATGTTAAGAAAACTGTTTCTAGAATGGCGGCTACAATCTTGTTTGATCAAAATGTTGACGCAACGTGGGCGCGTTTCATCGGTAGGGTTAACCCCTTCTTAGCCTCTGTTAAGTCAAGACTTGGATTGTCTGATTTCAAAGTTATTTTGGATAGGACAACGACAACCCCAGACTTGATTGATAGAAATATTATGTATGCAAAAGTTTTCCTTAAGCCAACAAAAGCCATTGAGTTTATTGCTCTTGACTTTACCGTTACGGACCAAGGAGCTTCTTTTGCAGATTAATTAGGATTTTTTAAAAAAACTGACTAATTATAAATGTGAGTTAATTAAAGGAGATTAGAACTATGGCAGGCAGTAATAGCACACCATTTTGGGCAGACGCATTCACTGAACCAAAAAGAAAATATAAATTTCTTTTTGAGTTAACTGGAGATACAGAAAAAATAGAACCATTTCTTGTTAAAACGGCTAAAAAGCCTTCATGGGAAGTGGGAGAAGCAGAGCACCATTTTTTAAATCATACTTTTTATTATCCTGGTAAAGTTAAGTGGAGCGAGATGGAGATAACTGTAGTAGATCCCACCGACGTGGTTGCTCGTTTGGTGAAGATATTAGTACAAACAGGCTATCCACTTCCGGAGGACTCGGAGAACTTCAACGCCATGGCACACACTGGTTTGACATATGAACAGGCGATAGCGACAACAGTTTCTAAAGCTAGAGGTGTGGGTGCGGTAGGTAATGTAAAGTTAACACAAATGGCACCAGCAATGAAAGTCCCAGAACCTAGAAGCTTTGCCGAAGGGCAAGACCACATCGCTGAACAGTGGACTTTGCACAATGCTTGGATGAAAAATGTTGATTTTGGTGATTTAAGTTATGAAGACGAGGGCATGTCAGAAATAACCATGACTATTCGCTATGATTGGGCTACATTAACCGGTGGTAAAGCAGCAAGCATCTCGTGGGCCTCGGGGGGAGGAGGCCCCACCACCGTCGGCACTCAGGCTGCGAGCAAGATCCTCTGAGGCTGACTCGACACCAGGCTAATATTAAAAATATATTTAAAATAATAACCTACTTATTCTAGAGGTGTTTAATGTCAAATAGAAATAATGAGGATCGCTTAAGCGCTAAACACGCTAATAGCGCCCCTCCCATTCCCCCCATTGTGGATAACAGTGATAATAGTCCAAACAAACCAGTGTTTAACTTTTCTACTCCTACTGAGTTTGTAGAACTCCCTTCAAAGGGCAAATACTATCCAAAAAACCATCCCCTACATAATGAAGAGTTTATAGAGATTCGTTATATGACAGCAAAAGATGAAGATATTTTGTCTTCAAAAGCTTTATTAAAAAAGGGTGTAGCTATTGATAGAATGTTGGCTAATCTTATTGTCAATAATAATATTAAAGTTCAAGGTCTACTAACTGGAGATAAGAACGCTCTGGTTGTGGCTGCTAGAGTGACTGGCTATGGAGATAAGTATGAAACTAAGGTTACATGTCCTGTTTGTGGGAACACCAATGAACATGAATTTAATTTAAGCGAGGCTAAGATGATTGATGGCAACGATCACGGTCAGTTTATTATTATTAACAACAACGATGGTACATTTATAACTAAGTTGCCGAAGTCTGATTTTGAGATAACATTTCGTTTATTGAACGGTGCAGATGAACAAAAATTGGTTCACTTGGCGACACAGCAGAAAAAGAAAAGAACTGGTATTGAAAACACCAACACAACACAATTAAAACTATGTATAGTGAGTATTGATGGAGAGACTAGTTCTAAAATCATTAATGATTTTGTAAATAACATGCCAGCTATCGATGCCAGATATTTACGCGATTCGATGAAAAAGGCGACTCCCAACATTGACTTAACACAAGAATTCTATTGCCATAATTGCGATTTTGAGGGCAATATGGAGGTTCCGTTTACGACGGACTTTTTTTGGCCTAAGTGATCGTTATATTAAAGATGTTTATGAACAATTTTTCCTTCTGAAATACCATAGTGGGTGGAGCTTTTTTGAAGCCTATAATCTGCCAATTCAAATAAGAAAGTGGTTTATATGGCGCCTGTCTAAACAATTTGAAGACGAGAAAAAAGAATACGAAAAAGCTAAAAGAAAATCTAGAAGTTAATTATAAAGCCGGGAGCCTCCCGGCTTTATTTTTATTATAAACTAACTATTTATATCACTAGGAGACTGTTATTATGGGAAAGCTTCAAGAAGATACATTAGTTAGTTTAGAAATGGAGGTTTTTGACTTCACTGCTTCTGCAGAAGAAAAACTTAATGAGAGTTTTTTAAGAACATTTGGATGGTTGACAAAAACCCTTTTAAAAAAAATGTTTGGAGATCCAGCTGCAGCCGCCGCCGCAGCAAATCTTAAAATTAAGGCGTCCCCCCTACAAGCACAACTATTCAGCGATGCTTTGCGTAATGAAAAGAGCTATATGAATGCATTTGTAAAATATGGTTTGAACGATCCCAGAACTTTTAATAGTAAATGGACACTCGATGCGGCTGTGAGTAAATTTGAAAGAGCTACTGGTTTAAAGTGGCCTTTTAAATAAGGAATATAGTTTATGGGTAATGATTTTCCAAAATTAACAGATAAACAAATAAAGCTCTATGAGCGCGCACGTGGGCTGTACGAAGAGATGAACGATCTCGCAGCCGCCCGCCTTGCCAAAGAAAAGGCATATGCTGATTTTGTCGGAGAAGAGCTTGATTTTCATGATCAAGCGCTGAAATACAAAGACAAGTTGCTCGATAAGATCAGAGCTTCCACAGCCGAAATGATGCAAACCAACGCGCAGATAGAAAAATCAATCAGTCAAGAACAAGAGTTGCTCATAGCAACAGAAAAACGCTTAGCAAAGCTCAAAGTGGCGGCGCTGCAAGCTGGGGAAGAGCAGGAAGATAGAGATGAAGCAATAAAAAAACAAGAAGAAATGATTGAGAATCTGAAGGCGCAGACGGATCGT